AATCTTGATGTATTTCGTTTCACTTCAGCGATGTCTGCCTGCATCTGCTTGATTGGTTTGACAATTTCGCCCGTATTCTCTCTGATTTGCTGCAATTCCAAATAAGAGTTAGCCAAAATAGTACGAGTCTCGTCTGCTATGTTATACATTCCGGACGGTTGAGCAGTTAAGGCGCTTATGGAGCCTATAAGCTGTGTGATGGCCACCGTCTGCTGCTGCTCTGCTGTCTCAATACGCAAATTCGATTCATATAAGGCCGTGAACCTGCCGTTTAATTCATCGGCTGTATCTTGAGACATTGTTTCAAATCCTTTTGAAGATGCAGACTGTTGTTCTTCACTTCCTCCTGTGTATCCGGTTATGTCTGCTATGCTGTCACGCAATGATAATGCCTCATCTACCATATTTTCCCATCTCTCCTTCAGTTCATTCATTTGGATATCTGTAAGGTTTCCTTTTTGACCATTCATCATTTGCGCCCAGTCATCATACCATTTTTTAAGGTCTTCATCAAATATATCTCCAAGTTGATAGTTCAACAAAGATTTCATCATGTATTCGCCAAAATCGTCAGCAAAGTCCTGGGCATCAGCGTTCATGTCGAGCAGTGTGTTCATAAAACTGTCTCTCAAACTGTCAAATGACACTTGCGTTAAATTTTCATTTATTTGCTCAGTCAAATTTTCAATTTGCCCAGCAAGATCTGCATATTTTTCCCAATATTCAGACTTGTCATATTTGCCAATATCAGTTATTTCATCCCATATCTCACGATTATAGTCTCGTATATATGCCATCTGTTCTGGCGTCAATTTGAAAATGTCCTCATATGAATTAACAGAATTGATATTATAGCTTGCGTCAGGATTTGTTTTTAACCATTCTATAAGACTTTTATTTATACTACCGTATATACGAGAACTTGTGGCTGCATTACCATCTATCGCCTCACCCCAATAATAGGCGTTGGAGTGATGGGCTCCAGTGTAAGACATTTGTGCTTTCAGTATTTCAAGAGTCTGACGGTTCAGTTGTTCTTGTGCATCTTTTGCCTGTTCGTAATTTTTTATGGCCTCACCTCCTGCACTTTCGTCTATTTTGCCTTTTAGACGGTCTATACTATCACGGAGCCTATCATTACTATCAGTCAATTTCTCTGTAAGTTCTGTAACATATTCTGCGTTGCCTTTACCTATTCCAAAACCAAAGATATTGTTAAATCCGCTGAGTACTCCCTTAACGGCTCCTATACCATTAGATAATGCCCCAACGAAATTACCGCTCATTGCATCTTTTATGAAGTTTGACGCAGATTGTGAGGCATTCGCCAAGTCATTAATACCTTTACCAAAATCGCCGCTCATATCAATACCCAATTGACTGAACAAATCGGGAAGTGATTGTATATTTGACCCAATAAGCGACATAATGTCGCTAACAGCCTGCAGTTTATTGCCGAAATTGGTAAGGAAATTGTTGAGCTTTGTTCTTGCTCCATACTCGTTATTTTGTGCCCCTACTAATTTTTGGGTTGTATTTGTCAGTTTACGCTCACTAACGGCAATATTGTCAAACGATTTTTGTACGTTTTTATAAATATCACTATCTTCACCGAACAATCCACCGATACGAGATAGTATGCTGTCAAAATTGGAAGAAATGATATCCTGTGCCCCGACACTTATTCCCGACGGCTGCAAATATCCGGCGACGCTTTCTCTTTGCTGATTTAGGCTATTCTGCATTTCCATCATTTCGCGCATCAACGAATTTACAGTACGTTCAGCCTCAGCCACTTCCATCTCAATTTCCTTGCGTCTCTGTGTCATGGGCAGTATTAGCCCAAGGGTATTCTTAACTTCATCATTCTTTTCAACGATTGCTGTATTTATCTTGTCTATCTGTTCTACGGCGGTTTTATATTCTTCAAGTCCGAGATCACCGTCTGAAAGCATGTTCCTTAGTTGCTGACGTATTCTTTCGAGTTGACTGATTGTCATGTCACCGAGATTACCAAACACATCCTCCCAGTTCATTTTTTCTTTCATTTGTTCAAAATCTAGCTTTGACAATGCATCATCCATTGATGCTTGCAACGAAAGGCGTTCACCTTCGCTTTGAGCCTTGTTGATCTTGTCTGAATATTCCTGAGATATTGCTAGACGTTTCTGTTGATATGTGCCATAGTTCTTGAGGTACTCGTTTAGTGCATCTCTTTGAGCATTAATTTCATTCTGGATTTGACTCTTTTCTGTATATTCTTTTAGCAAGTCATAAGATGAACTATCTACCATGACATTGGAAGAGTCGAAACTACGCCTTTTATACTTGGGATTTTGTTTAGCTTTCAGTTCTTCTCTTGCATCGAAGATTTCTTTCTGTCTCTGAATTTCTTTTTGGATATATTCTTCTTTAGCCCGGTCTATTGCTTCCAACTCCTTTTTGTTATCATATTCACGCTGGGCAATGATCTTATCACTGCCGTCAGCCATAGCATTTATCCGGGCCTGTTCGACCTGACTTTCCAATTCTTCCGCTTCTTTAGCACGTTCTATGGCCTGTTTGCGTTGCAAGTTAAGTAGATTTTCGCTTAGGCTTATTTCTGAAATAGTCTTCTTTTTATCATTTGTTGAAGAAGATTGTGGATCATACGACTTAATGCCTAAGCTATTATATACAGTCTGTTCCGCATCTGTCTGCTGCCTTATACCTTCTGTTGCTCTACTGACCACACTATCTAGTTGACGTTTGGCTTCTTCATTATTTCTTTTTAGACGATTTGCCGCCTCACGGCTGCGTTGTGCGTTAATCCTCGCGGCCCCGGCAGCCGTAAGCGTAAAACTTACTACTGTCTGCGACGATATTGTCGTATAGTCGACCCCCTTCTTAAGGTTCCTCAGCTCTTCTGGGACTATACCTGTCGAAGTCCAGTTTTGGCCGGCATGTATGGTTTTGTAATAACCTCCTCCCGACACGGTGGAATTGTTGTATTCCGTCTGTTTGATATACCTTTGAGTCGCGTCCGTTATCTCCTGCTCGTAGGCGGCGGCCTTTGCCCTTGCCACAAGTGCGTTGACGACAGCATCAGTGTTTTTTACAAATAGGTTTTCTGCGTCTGTGACGCCGTTTACCGAGAATCCGAGTTCGTGGAATGCGTCCTGGTTGTCAGTGATGAACTTCTTTTTCGCGTTCATATTGTCGCCCAGGGCATTGTATTCACGGACCAGCCGTTGGTACGCGGCTATGTTCTCACCGGCAGTAGTGGCGACGCTGTTGCGCCAGTCCTCATTCAGTTTACTGATGTATGCGTTGAATTCCTCCTGCGCCTTACGTACATCTTTCAACGCATCCTTTGATTTGAACATCTCAGCAACCCAATTACTTATGTCTTTCCCGTAAACTGTAAGGAGGGTTATTCCAATCATCATTGCTGACTGCCACGAAAAGAATGATGTAACAAGTTGCTTCCATATCGGAATAGTGCTTTGCCCTGATGTTTTTAACTCTTCATTAGCAGTTTTAGCACGTTTGATTTCATCTGTCAGAATAGGCAGATTATTTGAGATAGCCAGAAAGAATGTATTCAATCCCATCGCAGCTGATGGCAATTCTCTAACTATCTGCTGGACGGACATATTTAAACCGTTATATCCTTTAGCGTAATTCCCTACATTCCTTTGATGATTCCCTATTGTGGCGTCTAACTCCTTAATCTTTGCATCTGCCTGCTGAATGGATGCTAGCAGCTCCTTTCCAAATGGCGAATTACGTTCTTCTTCGGTCAATTCACGATAAGCAATTCGCATACGTGATAACGACTGCGAAAGTCCGTTCATTGAAGTTGTTGCGGCATTATCCAACCTAACGTTATTCATTAACGTCTGCCGTACTTCCGACAAGGCCGCTTTATGTGTGAGTAACGAGTTGTTTAGTTGCTCCAACCTTTTTTGCTGTGTGCTTGTAAGCGTCGAATTACCTATTTGTAATTTTGTAAGTCTCTTTATTTCCTCATTAATCAAACGGATAGCGTTCTGTTCATCTATCATCCGCTTAATGTTTTGGGACCGTGTTCCCATTACGGAATCTATTTCTTCAGCCAATTCATTATAAGCCTTGGCCTGTGCCCGTACACTTGTTGTTCCCATATTATTTAATGAGACATCAGCATTCCCATTACTAGGTTGTGTATTCATGCCAGCCGCCTTTGACAGTTGTTCCTGAGCCTTGATAATCTTTTCCGAGGCATCATTGATACGCTTGGTTGAAATTATGATTTTTCCTTCCGCTTCACTAACTTTCTTAACCAAAGTGTCATATTGTTTCATTAACGACTGAAGTTGGGCTTCCATTCCCTTTGCAATATCAACATTCACATTGACATCTATTCCCTTCAATGATTTTTTTACATTCTCGATTTCTGCTTTTAGTTGCCTTAACTTCTGAATGTCGGTACTTACGTCTGAAAATATACCTGCCATATCATTTTATATTTAGTTTCTTATTAATCTTCCGTTCCGCAAATAATACCCCATTGGTTAGTAGTACTTCAAATCCTTTGCTTTCCACATAGCTTGCATATTCCATTCCGTTTGCCAAATAAAGTCCGTCTTTGGGCTTTTCGGAATAAATAAGCATATTCTCCGTTTTCCTTACCGCATCGGGATGGGAGCCGTCTGTTTCCACCCACATATCTACTATCCGACCATTGCGGACAACGCACCCACCATTTGCATTGGCGAGATTTCCTGTCCTGTTTTGAAATGTCTTTTGATTCTTTGCATTTCGTGTTGCATCGCGTCCAACCTCTGAAAGAACCGAGAAGTACGCATCGTCAATCTGTTCCTGTAGTTCGTCCAATCCTGAAATATCACCCTTAAATCGCATATATAAAAATCTGAATATTAATTGCCCGAAGTTACTACTCAGGCAATTAATATCCAGTTTTTAAGATGATTAATACCAAACAATAAGCCTATTGTTTGGTATTTGTGCCTTTCGGCCTTTTAATAAAAAAAGGCGCACCATTATGATGCGCCAAAATGTCAATTAATGTTTTGATTTATATTAAAGCCTCACGGCTGGAATATCAGAATTTCACAAGTGCCATCCTCTTTAGAATCTCATCGTAACGTGACTGTATTAGGGTTTTCTTTTTCTCAGAAACCGTAACAATCTTTCCCTTGTATTTTCGCATGACAGACTCATTTATTCCTATCTCCTTAGCAAACTTGCTGGCATTGATGAACGGAAATGCCTCAAAAAATCCGCTTAAGTCATACACATACTCAACAGAATATCCAGACTTATACCAACTTGGAAATTCACCATGTCTTTCTTTGTAATATTCCGCCTGCTCCTCTAAAACAGAAACAAAGTCATCTTTTGCTTCCTGCTCGGTAAGACCGAAACTATAGGCTCCGCTTACATCTTCAGAATAGATGGAAATTCCTCCGTCATTCGCTTTTTCGATAATTGCTTTAATCTTTTTCATAATCGTGCTCTTATATTTGTCAATTAATGCACCCACCGAAGTGGGTGCCGTCCTTTCACTTCTTCAACCCTGCTTTCTTCATCATGCTGTCAAGAGTACCTTTAGGTATCTCTTTGGACGGATGTCTGCCCACAGGGATAAAGTAGTCAAAGTCGGGATGAACATACTTGTGATGTTTTTTCCCTTTCTCGATTGTCCAGCCTGCTGACTCAATCAATTTGTAAAACTCTGAAAACTTCATAAAATCAAAGAACTATTAATTGACAATGCAAAGGTAACATTTTTGTTACTTCTCTGCAAATAACACAGACTTAAAAAGTAACATTTTTGTTACTTTTAACATCTTATCTAATATTGCCATATCTATTTTATGTTTCTTCTTCTGCGTGAGGCCATATCCTTACCGCTTACCTTATTAACTTTTATTCCAGTAACAGTATGGAGCTTGTCACGCTGCATTAATACTAAATTCCTGTACGGTATTTCATATACCACTTCCCGATATGACAGATGCAGATTTTCAATGAACGATGCAATCTGTCCCAAGAGCGTATCATTTCCTACAACCTCGGTTTCGCTGCCAGCAGGCTTACGTTCTTCGCCAAGCTGACAGCTTTGAGAAAAACCTTTGAGTCAATCATAGAGAGTGCCTCATCCAAAGCGTTCACATTCTCTTCATATGTTCCTTGTGCCAGTTCTTCACTTAAACTTTCGTCACCAGCTATCAGCCAGGAAAGAGCCTTGCTGTAAGCCTCAGACTCTCCAAGAGACAATAAAACATCCCTTAAATTATCAGCTTCTTTTACATCTGATAAATAAGAAATTGCACCTGCCAATCTATGGATTGTCGGCGGATAAACCGTATACGCTTTCCCGCTAACAAATATGGTTCTAAAATCACTGCCTATAACAGACTTGGATATAATTTTCGCCCCTTCATTCATAACCAATAAATTAAAAAGGCGGTGAGTAAGCCACCCACCGCCATCCTAAAACATCCTTCTACCTTTAAGCTCCCTGCTTTACTTCTTCCGCATCGAACCAGTATTCTGGAGCAATATTAGAGTCTTTCGGTTCCAACTCTACGGCACTTACAGGAATACCGATGGCCTTATCCGTTGTCGCTTCACGAGCACCGATGTCAGTGCGTGGAACAACGCAATACTGGTCATCATCAGTCTGAGCCACGATGCATTTTTCAATGTTCACCTTACCTCTTGCACGTTTCCATCCCTTGTCGGAATTGATGACATCACCTCCCATAAGGTCTTTCTTGGTCGGATAATCGTACTCACCAATGGTAAAGTTGACAATTACGTCACCCATCTCCTTGTCGCTGCGATAGGTCTGGCCGGTAAGCTGGTTCTTGTAATTTGTACGGCTTGCTTCAGCTTCTTCAAGCGTCCAAGTATCCTGATGGATATTCTTTACCTCTTTCAAGGTTTGACCCTGCAAAAGAGTGTACAAAGCTTGGCCGGTCAAATCGGCTGTAATAGCACTTGTTTCGCCATACCAAAGTTTCTTGATATTTGCGGCTGTAATTTTCTTTGCTTCTGCCATATTATTTCACATTTAAAACTTCAAACAAAATTCTTACATTCACATAGTGACACTTTAAGGATGTGTCCTCCTCTGTCCCGATTGATTCGATGGAATAATGATAGGTTGTACCGTCATAGCGTCCGGTCTCTCCGTCAAACAATTCTTGCGCCTGTTTCTCCAGTTCGTTCAGCCGGATGGTGTTGGCTTCACCTTCTTTTAAGTCAGGAACGCAAAGATTCACCTCAACGAAGGATTTCTTCCAGTACGTTCCCGGCTGCTGTTTTTTAGAGTGAATGACAATCCTTTCGGACTTCATCGCACCCGTCAGCTTCTTGCCGTGAGGAACAATGTCAATACCGAAGGTCTTGCAGTCACGGTAGAGAATGTTCGCTATGTCGGTAGTTGTTATCATTCCAATGTTTTGATACGTTGATTAAGAATGTTGAGATATTCACCCATGTAATCACGTTGCTTAATAAGCAGTTCTCGTTGATTTTCATCTTTCATAACATCCATGAATTTTGGAGAATCTGTAAACAAACATAGTTTTTCCAACTTTTCAGCCAATTCCTTGCGCTCAATCATTAATCGGTCAAGAAAAGTTTCGGCAACCTTGTATGCCTTTTCAAAGACATCTTTAGGAGACCAGCTTTCGTAACCGTCCTCATACACAACTTTGTAACCATCTTCACGGTTCATAGAGCGAGGTACTTCTCCATCTTTGGGGTAAACCTTGCCACCAATACGCCACGCAGGGGTGGCACTTACTTGTTTTGTACCAATGTATTTCTTCATTTGATTTCCTCCTTCAATCGTTTCTCAGCATATAGGGCTGCACCAGTCAGGACCTCGTATCCTTTGGATTCTACGAACGAAGCGTATTCGGCTTCATTCCTCAACTCCAGCCCGTCGTCCTGAACTGAATACTTGTTTGACTTGCGGAGCGTTCCGGTCCGGTTCCGATAACTGCCATTCTTTACAGCATAATCGACAGCTTCCTTTCCGACCTTATCCTCAACGGCTTTCACTTCGGCATAACCTTGGTCGAAAAAGCTATCAACGTCCGAGAAATCAAACTTTACAGCCATATTTCTGAGTAACCAAAATAATTCGTATTCTTTACCATGTAAACCTTGCCAGTTCCCCGGATATTCTCACCGTCCATACATCTGATTTCATCACCAGCCTTCAGAGAGATTTTCTTCTCACAAACTACGTGATAGTTCGGTCGGTACACCTCGCCGTTCTCCGAAGTAAACTCCTTGGTGGAGTTATCATCACACCGGCACTTGCATACGTCCTGCCAACTTTCTCCACCGGTACCGGGAATAGGCCGGCCGAACTCGTCTGTTTCCATCGGAGTGATGACTTTAACCTGTAATGTATGCGGAGCGAATATCATAGGAATCTGACTTTAGGTTTATCTGACAGCGTGTCTTCAAGTCCATATTTCTTACACAAGAATGAATAGTATTCCTTCAAGCCCTGAGTATTCCAGGACATAGAGAAACCGTTCTCGCTGATGGAAGTGGCTCTAAGTAATAGAGAGGGGATGAACTTCGCCATAGCCACCGACACGAGACCGATGTTTGACAGGTCCATCTCATCCTCTCCGCTTATTCCTGAAGACAGACTTATCTCCAAAAGGTCAGCCTCCGACAAGTTGATGCCGAACGTCTGAAACTTCTGTGATATGTAGTCTTTTACCGTCATGCGTTCATTGTTGTCAAGTCGATGTTCACAATCTGGTTCGGGTTCGCAATCTGCGGAATCCACTCCGCGGTGTATTCCAGATAACGGCCGTTGCCATCCTTGTAACCGGAAATAAGCATATCACCATCAGCCTGAGTATAGTTGCGGCCCGGTACACCGTCAACAGCTTCGTAAGGAGTGTGGAAACGCATGTAACCGACCTTATCCTGTGGAAGCAGTGTAATATGGTCATCAGCGTAAATCTGCACGTTCTTGCCGGACTGATCAAGAACATAATCTTCCTTGATTTCAATAGCCGGCAGACCAATACCAGTAAAGACGGTGGAAGCCAGTTGAGAGGTAATCAATCCGGTTGACATATACATCTCGTTGCCTGTAAGCTGCATCTTGAACTTATCACCGAACTCACTCGAACCGATAATATTTTTCACGAATGTTCCTCGTGACATAATCATCTTCGGGAAGTTTCCGTAAGTGGCCTTCAATTCATTAATCTGCTGCTGCAAATAGGTAATGAAGTTGGCCTTATCTCCTGTTCCGGGAGTGATGAACTTGAACGGAAGCTCTATATCCAACAAATCAATACCTCCGGCATTGTCGTCCTTATTCTTAACTTGAGCCTTACCTGTCATCAGCAATGAGCCTACAACGATGTCCATGCGCTTATGTGCGGCAAGGAGTACCTGACGATAGTCATCATAGATGAAGTTCACGATATCCTGCATAGCTGCAACCTGGTCAGCTGTCTTTGCGGCATTGAACTTGTCAACCAAGTCCTGCAGTTCTGACAAGCGGTCAATGGAAATCTGGTAACGGTCACCCAGATAGGCAATCTCACCATATCCGGACCCGATGTTCCTACGCTCACGGATTGGTTTTTCTCCATAGCGTGAGTTTATAGAACCGGCCATCACGCCAGTAACCTGACCGATATAGTCTTTGAACACACGAGTTGTCGTTCTACGGAAGTCCAAGTACTGCTGCCAGTATATTGTATCCTTACGGGTCTGAAGGACACGCTGGATAACGGCACTTACGATATTAGGATCGTTAAACAGTGTATAAATAGTTAGCATCATATCTTAGTCCTCCTTCTTTATTCGTTAAACTGGAAAAATTTCATGTTCTCCTTGTCCTTCGCGTGGAAAGGCATAGCCAACTTAGTGGGTTCAATCCCAAATGCACGCATAAGCAATGCTACCAATACCGGACCTTCATCAATTTGCTTTCTCTCATACAAAGCAGAGTTAGCAACGACCTTTGGAGTAGTTCCACCGACTGCCGTAGCTTCAAAAAGAACGGTTCCGGCATTGAGCGTGGCACCGAAATCGGCGGCTAAGGTCAGCTTGTCGAAAGCCTTATCAGACTTGTCTATCGCATTCACAGTCGCCCCGTGTGAACCGTCACCAAGGTGCATTCCAACATAGGCCAGTGAGTTCTTCTTAATTTTCAACGTGGTATTGGAACCGGTTGAAAACTTTTCATAAACTTCTACACGGATAGCCACCTGGGCGGTTTTCTTCACCAGGTCGGCGGCAATAGGTGTAAAGGATGGTAGGAACGAGCCAACAACAAGGTTGGTCGTGTCCAGCTTATAAGGGCCTCTGCGTCTTACACCTGTAGAAACGTCATAACGTTCCTCGATTGACGGTTCTGGCTCAATATTATACTTAAATCCTGCTGCCATAAATTACTTATTTTGTTGTTCGACAATAGATTTTGTGTCCGCCTCAATCATTTTGGCGAACTCGCTTGCTTCCTTATCCTGCTTTTGTTCTGCAGTTTCAGGAGCTTTGGAAAACTGAAAACCATTGTTAGACATATCCTGTTTCATGTCCTTGAAATAAGTATCCAAGTCCGTGTTCTCGGGAATGTTGCGGTCCTTCAGCATAAATTCGGGAATACCGTACTTCTTAGCCACTGCTGAAATCTGAGAATTGCGCTGCGCCTGCGCTTTTTCCGATTCATAAGCAGACAGTTTTTCTGAAAGACTCTTGTTGGAATCAATTAGAGCCTGGGCCCATGCAGGAACTTCGTCTTTTTTATCATCCTTCTTTTCGTCTTTCTTTTCTTCCGGATCCTCGATTGGTTTTCCGTCTTTCAGTCCATGCTTCTTCTCGTAGTTTGTAACTGCGGAGGTTTGCGCTTGTCCTGCACGGAAATCACCATAATTATGCATCACGTCCTGAAATGAAATACCCTCAACAATAGAGGTTACCTTCGTTTCGTCCGTTACACCCTCAGCCTTTTTCGTAGCTATACGGGTAAGTGTAGCAGTGTCCACCCCAGCGAATTTCTGTTGTAGTCCTGCCAAAATTTGTTCAAAGATTGTCATACCGTATGAGTTTGATTAATAATTTCATACGGTAAATTTACTTATAGAAAAAAGGAAGGGGAAATTTTAAGGCTAACGATACGAAACAATTAAGGGAATGTTCGTTTTTAGGCAAAAAGAAAGCGTGACTACCTAATAATCACGCTGAAATCTTATATTTCTAATTTGTACTATAGATTTACTTCCAGTTCTTTGCCTGTTATATCAAAAAATAAATTTTGAAGCTGATGTAAATATTTCACTTCTATATTAGAAATACCTACTTTTAAACAAAAATTAGCATCAAGTTCCATTGAATGGTTGTAAAAAACAACCGTATCATCACATTCTTGTTTCACAAAATTACATTTTTTCAATATATCTTCTGTTATCAAAATTGGTTCTAGTATATGATAATCATATGGATTATTATTATCATTAACGCTAACTTTATAACGATTTATAGCAAATACAGTTCCAATGTTACCCTCTCTGCCATTATTACTTATAGGCTTAACATAATTACCTATTCTTAATTCTTTAACATCTATCATAATCATAACAAATTTATAGCCGCCAATTCTTCCGTCAGCGCATTAATACCTTTCTGAATCTTCTCCAATTGCTGTTTGCGTGGTTTGTGTACTCCTGCCGCATAATGCCATAACTGGCGTTCATTGATTCCCGTTATCCGACTTAATGCAGCTTTGGTAAAGATACTACTATAATAGTTAATGAAGGTGGCTGCATCTATCTTGAACTTCAACGTGAACTCTCCCTGCAAAACTTCCACCGGAGCGATTTTCATCTCCTTGCATGACTCCAGATAAAGCTCAACAGCTTCCTTCATGTTCTTCTCTATTTCCTTTACATCGTTGCCGACTGTCATTACCGGTGCGCCTTCAATGTAGGCACTCAGATTATTCCCAGCATGTTCTACAATCACTTCTATGGTTTTCATACTGACCTCCTTTTTATGGTTAAACAAAAGAGGCGGGGGCTATTTTAGCCCCGCTTGCCTCAGAATGTTGTAATAAGTGCCTTTCTCAACGCCTTTTTTGCCGTGGTCTGGGACAATCACTACATGGATGCCATCAGTGTAGACCATGTGACTGCCTTTCTGCCTCACGAACCAAAAGCCATTTTCAGTAAGCAGCGTTACAACGTCTTTAACTGATTTGTAGCTCATAGCGTTTACGACTTAATTACGATGCAAATATAGTAAAATAATGAATAATAGCAAAGAAAGTATTCATATTTTTACTATAAAAATAGCGATACCTTGAAAGATACCGCTATCAATAAGTCCATATTTTAGATTTTTGTCAGTTTTTTATATAATTCCCGTAATATTCTATTCTTCAGATTTACTGCTGGCACTTTTAAGAGATGAAAGCTGTTTCTGTTTCTCGATATCGTTCTTCTGTTTCTCGGCCTGTTCTTCCTTGATGGCTTCAATTTCATCAAGTACATTATCTACGTTCCCTACAAAAGTAATAGCCCGTTCCTGCGACCATATTTCACCATCTTTAGCTTTGATGGCTGTGTCAATCTTATCTTTAATGTCCTCCAGCTTATACGGCTGCATCTGAACATCTATATCAATTGTCTCTGAGGCGGCTTCAAGAGTTGTATTAACAGAACCTAAAGCGGAAGTCAGGAAGTTTACACGCCGTTGCATAAACTCTCCGACAGTTTCGTTCAGATTCTCCACATTAAGGTGAGTTGACATGAACACATAGTCAAAAGTGACACCGGAAACAGCGTTACCAGTTCCTTTCAGCGAATCAAAGGAGATACGCGGTGTATTTGTCAGTCCATAGATTTGACTGAGTAATGTCTCCACCTCGAATTTAACAGTATCCGGGACCTGACTCCATGTCAGATATTGGGCGTTTGCTCCCTGGCCTGTAAGCTCCACTACCCTATTTTTGAACTCCCCTGAAAAGTTCTGCACATCGCCAAACAGCATTAGAATCGGGAAAAAATGATAATCTATGCAGTCTGCATAATTGGAAAGGAGTTTCTCCAGCCTCACGCGAAGGCTTTTTATCTTCTCACAGTATGCTTCTGGGCGATACATGTAAATCACCGGGAGCTTCTTGAATCCATGAGAAAATGATCCTTTGTCTGTCCAGTTGCTCGTCAGTTCCCACAGGTAAACCATATCCTTAGTAATGGTCATAAAGCAGGTGATCTCTACATCATCCAAGTCTCTCTTCTTGTATTCACGGGAGAGTGCGACCAAATCACCCTGGTCATTGAAGAACGGATAGAGCTTGTCTCCGCGGAACGGGGACCAGATGGCACTCTTCAGACGATATTCAGGTTTTGATTTGCCGAAGATTCCGGAAATCTTTCTTTTAAGCTTCGCCCAGAAACCATCATCCCTAACCACATACCAGTATTCGGCCACTTCCTGTTCGGCCAGCCATGCACGGACCACTTTCTTATTTTGGTATTTCAGTTTGTTCTTCTTGAACACCTGTTTCAACGCAGAAAGGAGGCTTTCTTCCGACTGGTCCGGCTGACAGTCAAGCGTCGGCTCTGTTCCTACGGTGAAAGCTGTTTGAAGGTTTACGATATCCTGCTCGATTGGAAGGGCTATTCTATTTGGTTCAACTTCTTTCTTAACCGCCGGCTCAACATATTCTTTGCCTGTTGTCGGATCGGTAATCCTTTCTTCAGGCTTAGTGATAATTTTGATTTTTGGATATTTTTCCTCATCAATCACTATCTCATGCCTATTAGGATTCCAGTCATTATAAAGAGCATGAGCATTGGGAAGTTCTGTTTTTCTTCCTTTCTTCAGATAGTAGATTTTTCTCTCTATCTCAGGTATCGCTAAAATTTCCTCTAAAGTTCTCATATACTAAAATTTAATGTCCAAATACTCCTGAAATGTCTTTCGGTTTCATAATCCTGCCTAGAAGCTCTCCCAGCACATAATACCGCGCAGCGTCAATGCCATGGTTATCGTGGTCTTCCGGCTCGTTGATGTAGTTTCCATCTTTATCCTTTGCCCAAACATAATTCCTATACTCCCTCTGCAGGTTATAGGAGCGTCTGGTAATGTACATCTCCATTCCCTGCATCTTATCAATACCCGCATTGACAGAACCTTGCCCCTTCTCTACTGGATAAATCTTGATGCCTCCATTGTGGATTTCCTGAATGAGTCGCGGATCCGCACTGTCAGCAATCACTCTAAGATTCCAAGGGCGCAAGACTTTTATGATGTCGCCGGAAAGCAATCCGGTACGGTAATCCAATTCATCCAGATACAGTGCATTGTCTATGATTCCACATCGGATAGCTGCTGTGGGATCATTGGTATAACCAAAATCCAACCCTATAGCAACTTTCTTGCACCACATCGGGAACTCATCCACGATGCCCCATTTCTTGAACACGGCACCCTCGGCCACGTCAGCCCAGCGTCCTATGACAACATGAGCATACTTCTCCGGATTCTTCTCCTTCATTTCCTGGACTTCATTCAGAAACTCAGGAGAAAGGTTCTCGATATTATCGAAGTAGGTTGTATGAATGTGAAGGACATTGGGATGTGTTGAAATCTGTACCTGCACGCCGTCAATCTCGACCAAGCGGTGGGTATTCTCGATGTATTTTTTGTAAATGAAATGGTTAGAGTCACAGGGATTCATGATAATGATAATCCGATTCTGGATTCCTTTCTTACGGATGGAGAGCATAATCTTGTCAAACTCTTCTTCACTGGTCCATTCCTCCGCCTCATCACAGACAAAGGTGGTAATACCCTGTATGGACTTCAACTTCGCCGTCTGATTCCCGGAAGAGGTCTTGATACCCCGGAACATGATACGACTGCCGGTCATCCGATTTACGATGTCCGTCTTGGTGGTCTTGAAATACTTCGTGGTGCCGTCCAGTTCTATCTTTTCCATCATCTCCGGAATGATAGACATGCCGGCAGATACCATCGTGTAGCGGGTGTATAGAATCTGGTGGACAATCTTCTCAACCGGAGTCTGCTCAAAGGTCAGTCGTTCGATGAAGGTGGAAGCATTGAAACTCTTTCCCGATCCACGGCCACCGGTAATGAGGATAATGAACTTCTCCCTATCTGTGTATAACGGATGATATATTTCTTGAGGAACAATCATTTCAGTTTGTCTTTAATCCATGAGTCAATAGGAACTCCGTGGTCAATATCCTGAGGAATATCAGCGTCCTCATCCTGCCGGCGTTCAACCTTTCTCCACTCTTCGTCATGGTGATACAGCCAGACGGACATAGCCTGAAGGTTGGGAGCCAGCTCGCTCTCGCTCACCTGAAGTTCTTCTTCACCGGTCAGATTGCCGTCCTGGTCTTTCAGCTTTCTAACTATGGTACTTTTCGTCTTGATTCCGCCCAAAGCTACAGCCAGAAACTTGGCACGTACTGCAGCAGTGATTGTCGCACGTCCGCGCGCTAATACTTCGCTTAATTCGCAGTGCTTACTCTTCTTCTCACTGAATGTCTGGGGGCATAGGCCTAAAGCAAAAGCGATTTCTTTGTCGGTGAATCCCTTCTTGGCATACATCTCCACTTGAGAGAGGAACTCCTCGCTCTTGTAGTCAAATTTGGGTTTTCGTCCTGTATGTTTGCTTTTTTGAGATTCACTTTTCATAACCAAATCATCCGTTATTGTTACCCATATAAATGCGGCGAGAAACAGGCTTATTGCCATAGATATCAATTCCTCTCTTTGAAAAATAACTGTCTATTCTCGCTGCATATCTTTCCATTATAGACCTCGTTCTGTTTCTTATACTTCTTTGCCTGTCTGTACCAAGCCCGTATTGCCTTCCAGCGTTGTACATTATTCGTCTTGACTGTTGATACAGCTGGCTATATGTTTTCTTTCTAACTCGGCATTCCTCCTTGTTTTAATTCTTCATTCAACTCTTTCTACCTGTTCATCGAATATTTCGCCCTTGATAAATTTGGCGTAAGGATCGTAACCAAATCTCTCGCAGAATGCAACTTTTGCTTCGAACGTATCAAAGGAAAGCATCAAGTAAGCATCCATATCCTGAGCCTGCTTCTGGGCTGCTTCCTTTACCTGTTGCTTTACGTCCTTCATGTGTGCCACTTTTTCGGCTCTTTCCATCTGTTTGGCGGCTTTCTCGGCCTCTTTCTGTTCAGTTACTGGAGCCATCATATCCTCCAAAGCGTCCGCAATGGAGTTTTCTTCCTCTGTTTGGAGAAGGAAATCACAACCGATAATGTTCAAGTCTGCTGCCGTTAGCCCGGCATCCTGATAGTCAATATCAGGGACCAGTCGAGCCAAAGCGTCAAAATCCCAAGTTCCTTGCGCATTCGGGTTGTTCATCAGAATATTCAATTCCTTTTCCTGCTTTTCGTCCACGTCAATTACATCCACACGGAGCCTGTAGTCGTTTTCCGGGAATTTTTGAAGCTCATCCATAACCGTCAGACGCTGGTGGCCGGACACGACAGTCAGTCCAGTCCGCTTGTTGACTACGATTCCACCAACCAGACCGAATTTCTTGATACCCCGCTTCAATGTCTTTCTGGCCTCCTCAGACAGTTTCCGGGGGTTATAATCTGCGAAGTGAATGGCGGAACGGTTAAGTTCCACCGATTCACTCTTTATGTACTTGTTCAGTTCCATATTAGCCATTACTTAAATCTCTTGCAGATCTACCTTGACGAATCTTTGCTGACACTTTACGGTCGTATCCTTCCTGTATACCTTTTGCTTGAAGATAGTTTACCATTCTATTTGTTACATTTCCATAAGCACGTTCCATTCTTTGGCGTTGTTGTGGATTCATCAAATACGTAGAAAACATTCTTCTCCGCTGGTTATCCATATCTCTTAAGCTTTTCCTTCTGACTCAGCATTCCTCCTATTTAATAAGTTATACTTTTTGTTATCACATTCCCTATCGTTGAATGTCCAACATGATATTTCTTTGCAAGTTCTCGATATGTATAAGTTCCACTTTGATAATCCTTGATAATGTCTTTCGCCATTTGTGATGACAATTTGGCGTTATTATTTGCAGTTCCTCTTTTACCATGGTTTAATCCTATCCTAAATGCGTGTTGCTGATTTTCTTTCAATGTGCACCATTCAATATTGAAAATTGAATTATTCAACTTATTTCCATCTATATGATTTATATATTCCTTGCCATCAATTTTAGGAAGGAACGCATTTGCAATAAGCCTATGAATGTAATGTCTTTTGCTTATGCCGTCAACCATAAAAACAACACGCAAATAACCATCGGATTTATTTAATACGGGTTTAAATATTTTTCCCTTAATCCAACGTTTCCCATAAGCTCCTTTGACAAATCTATCAATAGAACGTACTCTCCCAAGATTACTTACTTGAAATATACCATTATACCCATCAATATCTTTCCAAACTTCATCCATTGTTATTTTGTTTATTATCATATTCAAATAAAATTCTACGACTCATAGGAAATACTTGATATATTCTTTCCAAGTCTTGAGGGTAATTATCTCTTAACCACAAAAAACAATCTAGTGAAAATCCGACCCCGTTTGATGCCTTTAACGAATAGCGTATAGGTTGTGGAAGATTATGTTGACACATATATGCCAATACATCTTTTTGAGTGTAGTCTGCCAAAGGATAGCACATGCCATTGTTTTCATACCCATTTGCTTCGTAGCCTTTCAGCATCAGGCGGCGGTTCATCCCGTCGGCCTTCTTCATGCCCAAAAACGTGTAATAAATCCCGTATCTGAGCTGCATGGCCTTCACTACATCAGCAAGTTTAAGAAGCTTCACTTTCGGATTGGGCACGCAATACATACCGCCACGAAGAATGTATGTCAGGTTCCAATGAGGCACCTGGACAAACTCTATCTTAGGATATTTGGCCTTTATCCAGCCTATCCATCGTTCAATGTGATTTAAACCTTTGACAAAATACATGAACACACAGACAATTCTGTCAAACCTAGGGTAAATCATGTCGAGTAAGGCCAAAGAATCCTTACCCAAGGACAGAAACAGCATAACCTCGTCAGTATTTTGCCTGACGAGGTCAATGTAGCTGTATGTCCTTTCCTGCAGTGTCATTATCCGCCACTCATACCAAGTCCGACACGGGCGTTATAATACTGCTGTCTACGGTTGATGAATCTGCCACGTTGCGACAAGCCTCCATTTTCAGTGGTCAAGCCTCTACGGCCACCACGATAACCGCCTGTTGAAAATGTACTTCTGTTTACTCTGACTCAGCGTAAGATTTAAATTAGACATGTTTTTCTATCACTCTGCCAAGGTTGTAGACTACCTGTGCAGCCAAATAAATCTCACCTTGATGGGTGTATTCAATCAAGTTGTGGTTCTCGTCTTCAAACAGCTCAATCTTTGCGTCTTTGACTTCTACCAGTGCGCTGGTTCTGCCTTTGTTGTAGCCAACAAAGAACTGAATAGCATCATAGTGTCTCGGCTGCAGCTCACCATTAACCTCTACACAAAAACCGTCAGCGTCAAGCTGGCAGTATTTCTTTTGTGTTGTTGGTCTGATCTCTCTGTATTCTTGACGTTTCTTGCCTGACAGGATTTCGTCAAAGAATTTCTGTTTGATGATAAGAGTAAGTATTTCCATAATCGTGTGATATGTTTTATTTAGTTGCGGATGCCGGACTCGAACCGGCGACCTCTACCAAGTCAAAGTAGCGAGCTGACCACTGCTCTAATCCGCGATGGTACCTTTTCACAAAGATACCTAATTATGAAGACAATTTTGAATAACAATTCTACACATACGAAACAATAAGCCAATTGTTCGTTATTAATTCACAAGCATATTGCTTTATGATTTGGACTGCTGTGTTTTCAGTCCTAACAATTGTCTGGTTCTCTCTACATCAATGAAGTTTGTCCATCCTGCATGATGCAGCTTTATGGCTGCCTCTTTTATCGTGATATCGCCACATGACACCTTTTCTTTCAAAGACTGCAATATACTTTTCATAACCATCTTAAATTTGAATAATATATACCATTCAGTATTTTATAATCACCGTATAGTCTCACCTCGCCCTGATACATCATGGCGAACCTTGAATAACCGCAAATCTGCTTTATAGCCCAGTCAGCCTGCTTTGTTCCATATCCAAACCGCTGTATTTCGGGATAAATTTTCATTCTGAAGGCAATTTCGCTGTCTGTCATGTCACCAACAGGACAAACGTTTAAAGTCCCATTGTGAGCGAAATAAACGCCATTCTCTGTAAACGGATGACAGTTGGCCCGGCATATAGAGCCATGAGTGGCAAATCTGAAATGTATAATGCAGTCTTCATCATCTCCAACCTCCGAAAGGCGGCGCAAGAATGTACGATAGTCCAAACCCTTATGAAAATGATTGGTTGAAACAAAACCGTAGCCGTTATGGTTGAGCTTTTTGATTTTTGCAAGAGTGTCCAGGCTCGGCATCTGGACACCTTTAGGCTTGTATATAATGCAACACATATTGAATTTATTTTAATTGTGCGAGGTTCATGCAAGAACCTCGGCACGTGATTTGAAAAATGATTTTTCTTTGGCTGTCAAGAAAGGTATCTCGTCGATTGAAGTTACCTCTGAACTCAATACGTTCTTCTTAGACCATGCAACCAGTTTAGCACAAAAGTTCACCCAGTTTGAAATCTTTGCAAAGTCTGTAGAGCCTTGATGCTGTCTGAACTCTATTGTTCTGTGGCGTGAATAAGAACATGCATTCACCTTGAAATACCTGTTGCCGTTCATGGTATCTAAAATGTCTGATTTTGTAGTACACCATGTAAAGTCATAGCCTTGCAGTGTTCTGCACCATCTGCTGTTGTTGGCACGCCTTGACCTTGCCATGAACGTATCAATAACTCTCTCTAACTTCTGATAGTTCTTAAATACGTTGATATAAGCCTCGTCAGACAAGTTCTGTGCGCCTATATGAACATGAAGGCCTGTAGACCTGTTGACCTGTGCGTTTGCCTCATTCAATGCCTTGCAGCATGTTTCTAGGCTTTTCATGCCTGCCTTGCCTGTAAGCACTGGCGACACACATTCTATTGGGTTGCTGCCCATTATGGATGAATCAGACACGAACTTATAATAGTGATTGTTGTCTGTGTGGTTGTAGCCCTCATACTGAAATGGCATTGCGTTTCTTGTCGCACATTCACGCATAATGCTTGCAGCGACAAGGCATTCTATCTCAACGCCAAAAGTAAACTTGTGCGATTCTCTTACAGGCTTAGGCAGTTCTGAAAGCAGAAGCTCAATCTCATACTTTCTCAAACCTAACTTTATGAAAGCAGCATTCTTTGTTGCCTTAGAGCCTTTCATGTTCTTAATCTCGTCAACTTGTTCATTCAATGTCTTCATAATCGTGTGTATTTAAAATGTTATTACTTCTTTTTTGATGATGCAAATGTAAGGTATATATATCACACTTCAAAATAATAAGTGATATTTATTGTTACTGTTAACATTATTTAGTGATATTTATATGTCACACTCATACAATATCCATATCTTTGCAAAAAGAAAAAGAATTGATTATGAATAGAATCAAAGAAGTAATTAAAGAACGAGGGTTTACTATAACAAGCCTTGCCGAAAAATTAGGTATCGCACGTGAAAGCCTTTCACGGATGATAGTTTCACCGTCATACCCAACATTAGAAAAGATTGCATCAGCATTAGATGTTCCCATGTGGCAGCTCTTTGCATCCCCGGATGAGGCAGCGAAAGAACTGTCAGGAGATAAGTGTCCCTATTGTGGGAATCCTCTAAGAATCAAAATTGAGAAAGGAGAATAGCCATGACGACAAACGAAATAGACAAATTGAGCCTTGAAAAAGCCCACGCCTTATTTGAAACAGGCGATATAGATAAGATTGAAGTAGGAACGATGAAAGGTCTGTGTGAGATTCACCGCTACCTGTTCGATGGCTTGTATGACTTTGCCGGAAAGGTTCGCACATTGAACATAGCAAAAGGAAACTTCCGTTTTGCCAACTGTCTGTACCTTGATGCGATTCTCCCGGTTATAGAAAAGATGCCAGAAACGACATTTGACGAAATCATTGCCAAATATGTGGAAATGAATATAGCCCATCCATTCATGGAAGGTAACGGGCGAACCACCCGTATTTGGCTGGATATGATACTGAAAAAACGTCTGAAAAAAGTAATAGACTGGCATAACGTAGATAAGAACCTGTATTTGCAAGCTATGGAACGCAGCCCCATAAATGATTTGGAACTCCGAGTACTGTTACAACAAGCATTAACAGACCAGGTAAATGACCGTGAAGTAATATTCAAAGGGATTACTCAATCTTACTATTATGAGGGATATGAAGCATAAAATTAAAGCCGGAAGCATAACGCTCCGGCTTTTTTACTTGATTAGTCCTTCATTTTTCAATCTTTCTAAAATCTCACTATAAAGATATTCTATGCCTTGCCGAAAGTTCTTATACTGCTGATAAATAAAGGAAACGTCAGCAATATTATTAGAAATAACACAGGGTGACACATCTGGAAATACGTTGGCTAACTCAGCCCTGATACCATTGGGCAGCCGTCCACCGGCAAGGGAACTTGGAGCATACAGGAACAGTACAATAAAAAGAAACTTCTTACGTTGCATAACGCCATCAGGATTTGGTGAATGATCTGTCTCTGCAACAATGTCCTTAAACCAGGAATAAATTTCAGAAATGAGTGATGTATCCTGCAATAAAGCCGATGAAAGTTCTCGTTCACGCTCTGAAAGTCTTGATTTTTGTTCACGAATGGCCTTTAACTCCATGATTGATGAAAATTCTTTTGTCATAATATGGTCTTTTAGAAGAAAAGTATTATATTTGTGGCCTAATCGTGCTTGGAGTCGGTCTTTTTATCGTGGGGCTGGCTCCTTTTTTAATATACCAACCCTCCATGTTTGTATGGACGCAGTTCATTATACTTTATCTTCTGCTCGATATGCCATGCAATATCTATGTTTTTTGCTCTACACCAAGAAAATATCCTTCCCAAAGAACAACTTATATGCAGTTTCAACCAATCCTTTTGGCTTTTATCTGGGTTGGTGATAAATGAGCAAAACATGTAAGAAAATTCCGTGAATGATATTTCCTCTATATATAAGCTATCCATGTACAATAATTCGCAATTACGAAGTCCTGCCAAATCCAACAGACGGATGCAAACGTCGGCCAGTTCGTCTTCTACACTATCTTTAATGTCGTATTTGAAAACGTACATAAATTCTCCATCATCCCGTTTTCTCTGTTTCATGTAATATTCAAAATTATCCCGTTTAGCGTGCATACCTTTTCGGTCAGCTTCATAGCTTCCATCAACTCAGATATAACAAGACAAAGGAAATGTTCGTTACTCAGGTTTTCATCGTGCCATCCATGAGATACTGCGCACAGGTAGGCTCTATCTCTTAATTCGTTTAAGTTCATAGTAATCTATTTTTCTTTTCAAATATCATTTCTGCAATCTTACCGTATGGAGATGTCAGGCGGTCTCTCATTTCCTTTGAAATATCATTACTCCAATAATTAGAATTTAATTCATCGCATATTTCTCTATACAATTCGTTAAAAAGTGATTTATTTCTTTTCATTCTTCCTGGATGCGTAATCCATACGAACAACTGCATCAGACAATTCTTTATCTCTTCCTTTTTTGTAGGAATGCTTATTGTAAATGTTTTCATCGTTTAATCCTCCAAATTATAATTCCAAAATCCCAATTTACCTTTCACATTCAGGACAGGCTTATCAAAAAGAACAGCATCTGTTAATACCCAGTTCCAACACCCTTTCTCTGCCCAAACGGACGGATAATTCTGTACGCAGTCAGCAATCACTACACTACCGATGATAGCGCCTTTAGGGAACTTATCATATACGCAGTTGAAATATATGCCCCTGTCTTTACGAAGTTCGTCATCCTGATTATAGCTCCATGTACGGACTCCTTTACAAGAAGATGCATGGATAAGCACCCTTTGGCCGATGTACTTCTGAGGGCACTTCCAAGTCCGGTTCTCGATGTCTTTGATACCGTGAGCGATTAAGCTTGCCCACGGCTGTTTGATGGATATTGCTTTCATTTATAATTGTCAGTTATTTGTTTCTTCATAAACCTTGCTCCTTTAACAAAGCCCTCTATGAAATTGTCAGAACAGATACGCATCAGTTCAAGATTGCATCTGCCATTCCCCAAGGGGCATTTTTTACACCGCTGGCTACGGCCATTGGCCAGCTTTGCTTCTTGTATTATTGATGACATATATTAATCATCCTTTCTATATATTTTCTAGATCTTAGTCCTATATTTTTTATATATTCATACAGCCACACAAAATACTAATTTTTATATTATACTTTGCGCCTGTCCTCTTATAAATAAAATCGTAATATTTGTCGTAAACATAAAAGAACCATTATAAAATACAAATATCAGTCAAACAAAGTCAGTTGCACTAAAACACCTTTAGGGGTTATGATTTCTCCTAAACATTCATTCTTGAATCTTTTTTCCTGTGCATCAAAATACTGTTTATCTATTTCAGTTGCGTAGAAATCTAATCCCATCTTATAAGCCGCTATCCGGGAACTTCCACTACCTAAATGGGTATCAAGAATCTTGTCACCTGGTTTTGCAAACTTTTTGAAAACCCAATGATATAATTCTACCGGTTTCTGGGTTGGATGAATTTTCATTTTTCTATTTGAGCCTCCTGTATTTGACAGATGTATAATTGCTGCAGGACAATCGAATGATGTCCACGCCAATTCAAATTGTGAGAAGTTTTCCCACGGTTGCATCTTATCCCAGCATAAAACGCCTCGTGTCGGTGGTAGAGAAAAGTAGTTCCCTCCCCATATTACTTGATTACGGCTTACCCTGAAGAGTTCATCAAAATATTTCTGAGGAGGTGGAGAATAATCCCAGTCGCAGGGCATCGTATTCAATACTCTGTTTTTTAATTTCCCCACACCTGAATTTAGCCTGCCTTTCTTCAGTCTCTGTGCAACAGACTGGCTGTTATATCCTCCGCGTTTCCTATTAAGATTGGTACCCATTGACATATTAGGGGCATTAATACCGTAAGGAGGGTCTACAACAGCCAAATCAAAGAATTTATCTGGAATTGACTTCATGTATTCCATACAATCCATATTATACGTTTCACTTATCATATTTTGGTAATTTATACTAGTTGAGACTTTCAACTTTTTCAATATATCCTCATATCATAAACATTTTTTCCTCTAGTAATATAGTCTATTACAAAAACTCCGATACTACGCAACTTTTCTTATTAGATTGATATTCTTGTTTACCAATTCTATTATTTCATCGTGCATCGGTGTGTTGCTGTTACATACTCCACGGCTCTGCACGACCTTAAAGTTTTTAAGGTTCAGTTCAATTGTTTCAATACGGTTCCCTGCTTTGTCCTTTGCTGATAGTATAAGGCTTTCTTTCTTCTTGTAATAGCCGCATGCATATACACAATGGTGCATTTTCTCGCCTTCCTCGGCCATTTCCGCTACAGACTGTATGACAGTTATAACAATGTGTTCATTGCCGAAGCATATACCGAAGAAACGGCCTTTTTCCTGTGCGTAGGTCTTTTCCCATCCCTGAGCTTCTCTCATTCTGTCAATCTCTCTTTGTCTGGCCTCCTCACGATTCTTTCTCTTCAAAAGGCGATCGTGTTCAGCTTTCAAATTTGCAGGACATACATAATGTGCGTTATGCGTGTCAAGATGGAAATACTGCAAGAGATCAATATAATCAATCCATAAAGATGCGTCCTTCACGATATAATGATTCCGGTTGCAAATATTTACAGCATGTTTAATATTTTCCGGTATTCCTCGTATTCCTTTAGTATAAAGAAGACCATACTGCTTTGTTTTTATAAGCATCTCAGCTTCATTGTCAGTCAGCAGCATGACAGCAAGACTGCTTACATATATTCCTTTGCAACGGAATGTAAAACCATTTCTCTTTAACTTTGGGATAAGTTTTCGTTTTGGATAGACAAATTCAGAATTTATGTCGTATTTGTCAGGGATGTATGAATATCTTCCATTCCCTTTGTCCTTTATGCTCATGGGCTTGCAGAAGTCCCATGCGTCATACACCCAGGCCATAGGCTTGCATGGTCTAGCCATGACATATTCCTTCCCGTCTTCTGATATCCAGTTCTGTACCGCTTCGTTTATACTGAAGTATGGCCCATGCCCTTCGGATATGTTTCCAGACATCTTATACATCTGTCTTTCGATGATGAAGTGGCGAAAGACCTGAAATCCCCTGCAGGTGGTTGCGATCGTAAAGTACCAACGATCATCAGATTTGCGTTTCCGGCTATTCACCAGCTTTAAGTGTGCCCCACAGTAAGGGCATACCGTTTCGTCTCCTACTATGTCTATTCCGAGCGGAGACGAATTCTTTTCGTGTACTTTACCGCAATTCATACACCATACTTCGCCTTTGCTGTAGTAACCGATTTTCTCAAAACAGGTATCTTTAGCCCATTGTTTCTGTTTTTCAGTAATGGCCGGCAGCTTTGCACTCAGTTCGGCTACCAACCGTTCTGTTTTGTTACGTGGTTTCATAATTTTAAAAGTCGAATAGTGATTGCTCGGCGTGTTTACTTCTTTCTCTCTCAGCCTTTCTGCGTTCAGCAAGCTTCTTTGCCTTTTCTTCATCGGCTTCGCGCATACGATAGATGCACTGCTGCTGGTATTCTTTCACAGCCTGCTCGTGGGCTTTTGCTTTGTCTTCTTCCGAAAGTTCATCTGCTGATGCAGAAGCGTTCACGTGTGTCCCTTTTGGCAGCTTGTTAATTTTTATATCATCTTCGTCGTAGTAGTGGACAGCCAGTCCGAAAACTTCGGCATCTGTCATATAAACAGCATTTCCACGCTTGCACGCTTCTCCAATGACATAATCGAAGCACTCATCTATATTTTTGTTAGTCTTCGCGTAGCTCTGCGCAAATTGTTCGTCATTTTTTGCCCGTTCGTCCAGATAAGCCTTAATGGCATCTTTGACATGATTTTGTTCTTTGCTCATATTATGATATCAATAAATCCAACTATATTTGGAGAAATTTGCTCCAAACTTCCCCAAATTTCCGTTTTATAACTAATATTCACTATCGTAAATACTACCCACAACTTCGATTTCATATATAGGGTTAGACAATCTCATATCTCCGAATAGTGCATCTAAAAATGTATCTCCTACGGATAATACGGAAGGTTCGCTTACAACTGCGTCTGTCCAATCACGTATGACATCACCTTTGAGTTCGTCCAATGAGAATGTCAATAGCTCATTATTATCAAATAGACCAAAACCTTTGTTTGCGTATTCAATTATATGTAACCTATCTCCCGGATATACTTCCTTGCCATTCTTATCTTTTAACCCCGAATATCTGGAAATAGTTTCTTCGTGTACCTTACGATCTTCAACTACATACCAAAAATTATCAGTGTTGAATGATTGAAGGTTATCAAATATTACTTTTTCGCATGTAGCCAGAAAAGGATAAGTGCCCTTTACTTCTGCTAAATATCCATAAAGCCATTCACCTGTTTTTATAGATTTTCCTCTATATTTAAATTGTTCCATATTATTCTGCTTTCTTGTTCAGCGTTTCCGTTTTATCAATTTATCAATTTATCGAAAGTTCCGGCACAATACAGCAGGGATAACATAATAAAAGCCGAAATTATCGCTTCCCAAAAATTATATTTACCGTCTTTCGGTTCGCCGTGCTTTGCTAAATTTATGCCAAGATTAATGGCAAAAATTACAAGTATTATTATTGATGCTATCATAATTATTCTGCTTTTGAGTTTTTGAAAATTTCTTTGATTTTGTCGGCGACCTTTTGAGCAGCTTCAGGTGTACGGAAATAGTTTCCAATATCATACATATCATTGTCGTAATTTGACCTAACGTCAATTGTTTTGTTCCCCCTTCCATGAGGGTCTATAAACCAATAGATACCATTACGCTCTGCTCTCCACCTTATTGGCTCTAACTTCTTGGTTTCTGCGTTCCAGCGTAGATGTGCCTCACTTTCAAGTCTTTCAAGAAAAGCGGATTTTTCTTCGGGGGTAGCATACCTAAACTCTTTAGTCATACCAAAACCTAAACCCGTTTTGGTCACTATATTATTTTTATTGATGCCTACATAAGTCACAATACCTCCAGTTTTGTAGGTCTCTTTGTAAATAACTGTAATATCGTAATATTTATCATGCAAGAAGTCCCCGTCTTTCGGCAGGAACTTATCTTTAAACTCGACATCAACAATAAGTTCTCCGTTATCCACGTGAGCATTAAAGCCCGTTACTTCTGCGCCTTTCGGCAGTTTGTTTCTGTATTTCTTTTTCATTGTTCGTTATTTTTATGTTCTACATGATTTAATTCGTCCGCCTTATCACGTGCGTATATCCACGTATCTGTGTCCGCCATAACGTTTAACACAGCTTTTAGCCCAGTTTCCACGGATTTGTCCTCTGCAAGGTTCACATCGTCCGTCAGCTTGTCCTCAACAAGTATGCGTGCTATATTTCGCAAACAATACTCAATTGTCGCACATGACATAGACGAGAGACACGACGATACGGTCTGTCTTACCTTTCCTTTCATAAGTATAGTGAAGTTCGTAAATTTTGATGAACGTCTCTTAACGTATTCAACAGCTTCACTGGCAAGCGACTGCGCAACCAAAATAGCCGCACAAACATTTATATCCGGAACATTGTACTTTCCAAGAGCATTTGCCAAGGCGACGCGCAACTTTTCCGTATATGGCTGCACTTTCTCGTATGCTGCATTGCCAAAGTCCATCACCCATGCCCTATCGCAGTCGTGCGCCAATAGGTCGCCAATCGAAAGTGTCAACCTCCGTATCTCGCCCATGCTCGCTTTTGTCCCAAGCATAATATTGACAAACTTTTTTATTGTACGTTCTTTATACAAGTCTGGCAGGCGCTTTTGCATCATATCAATAGCGTCAGTAGCGTGTATTATCGTGATATAGGCTAGTGCCGCCGCGCCAAAGACTGAGCCTGTATATTCGTCACGTGACTGTTCTACAGACAGCAGTGCGCCACGCATATAGAAAGCGTTTGATTTAATTGAGTTTTTCATTTGTTTCTGATTTGTATATATCCAAGTTTTTCAACTTCTTGTAATTCCTTATATTGAGCATCATTAATCTCGACAACATTTTCACCATTTACTGTCATTCCCTGACTGATGTTATAGCGTTTTCGGATACGATCAATAATATGGGTGTCTTTGGTCTTCCAGTAAACAGTAGTCTTCATACTCGTTGCCCCCATTTTAATGATTCAATAATCATATAATACAACTGTGCCTTTTCACTTATTGTACAGAAATCAAAGCTGTCAACATACTCCAAGACATTAAACTTTATCATTTTCATATCTATAATTCATATTTATTTTCTGAGACTAATCCCGCTGAAAAGAACGGTTTTTGTTATCGCCCGCAACCTGTCAATGGTTCTCTCTCCGTATTTCTCCCGCAATTCTTCTATTGTCAGGTTTGTCGTAAGAATCAGGAGTTTACCTTTCTTTTCAGCCTCATCCGCAAGTTCTGCAAAAGCAAGCCTTTTTTCGCCGTACTTAACACTTATATTTTCTGTGCCTATATCGTCCACGTAAATAATGTGCTTTTGCTTAACAGCGTCCAAATCAGCGTTCATCTGCTGTGAATCGTAGCAACTTACCACCTTTCCGCAGTAATGATTCAACAGCAATGGTATAATCTTACCACAAATAAGCGTCTTTCCCCTTCCACAATTACCGAAACAAAGAAGGCCACGCCCTTGATTGCCAGTCATCCAGTTTACCACTTCATCATACTCTGGAAGCCATTGGGCATTTTCCCCGGTAAAGTATCTGATACCTGCCCACAGGAGTCTTTTGGCACCAGGAATGGAAACTTGTACTGTATTGGGCACGGGCGAGAAACCAGTGTCTTTCAGACGCTCTATTGTCTGCTGAAAATTTATCTGTTCCATATTACCAGCCTTTAGTGTATTTTTCAGGTGAATTGTCTTTGAGTACAACACCTATGTTTGCTTTTGAAGAGACTTTTTTCTTCGCTTGTGAGATTATTTCGTTGAATTTTGAATTAATATTAGACACACTGAAATTCTCAAACAGCCAACCATCATTGATTGATGATAGCAGATACTGAAGTGCGTATAATATTGAGTCGTCTGATACATCCATCTGTTTTTGCTTTCTTTGAAATCTTAACTTCTGAAGCAATTGCGTCATATTGCCGGCATCTTTAGGTGTCCAATAATAATCACTTCCGTACACTTTCTTAAAATAGTTTTCAAAAAGAACACGGGCTTTAGAATTAATCTCCTTAGGCTCACGTTTATTTTTCCTACCTTCCCCCTTTAAAGGGGGTGTGGGGGATATATTTTCTTTTACTTTACTTTGTGTACTTCTGTATGCAGAAACCGAGTTATTGTATACAGAAACCTCGTTTTTGTTGTCAGAAACCAAATAATCAGCTACATATTCAATTTCCTCACGTCTTTTAACTGCGCTTTTAAATCGGTTTTGAATACCGTTTGAAGTAAGGATTTGGTATTTGTCAAACAGCTCCTTATTGAAGAATCCCACTTGTATCGCTTTCTTTACGACTTCTTCTACAGCACCCTCGGTAGTACCAACAATGTCAGCCACTACAAAAGATAAGTTCTCGTCCCACTCAATATAATACCCTTTATCTTTATAGATATTACACAGCAGGCAGATTAGTATTGAAGTCGAAGCTGGACCGCACGCTCTTGATATTCTTCGAATCTTTATGTCTGAGAAAAAATCCGTGTCAAATGAAAAGTATTCAAGACCTTGTTTCTTTGGTCTTGCCATAATATTAGAATCTTACGTTTGTCAACTGTCTGTTATTAGAGAATACAGCCCATTTACCGTGTCCTCCATCTACCAAGCGTAAATCCTTGACTTCCCCAAACCGTTTGATATTTCCACAGAGGTCTGAGGCGCATTTGTTACGCCCCATCATTTTTATATTTCCACACATATCCGAATGCTGATTTTTGATAATTCTTACAGCAAGCACAAATAGCTCTTACTGGTACGTTTGTTTTTCTTGAAGCCTCCATTAGTGAAGGATACTCCGCTATCATATCCCCATATAATGAATATTGTACAACACTTATAGCACCATGCCTATTTGTTTGCGCTTTTGCTCTTCTTTTAATAGAAGTACCATAATTTGTGTTATACTTTGCATCACACCACTCTAAATTAACGGCTCTATTGTCTGCTTTCTTTTCGTTCTTATGATTAACAAAAGGTAATTTATTAGGATTAGGTATAAACGCTTTTGCTACCAACCTATGAACTGAATGATAGTTTCTTTTGCCATCTTTGCGCAAATAAATCATTCGGTAGCCTTTTGAATTTGCGCATGAAAGTATTTTATCTTGTGGTAATCCTTTTTTTGCGAATGCTTTTATCCTTCCTAAATTTGATACTTGGTATAAACCTTCGTACCCTTCAATATCTTTCCAAATCTCGTCCATAATTATCCTTGTTTAAAAGTGAATTAAAGGCGGTCTATGCAGACCGCCCTATAATCGTGTTAAAGAAATTAGCTTAGTATTTTTCTATATACATATACTTTACTTAATAGTTCTTCTGCAGATTTATTAGTTAAACCTGAATAAATATATTGCTTACAAGCCCTGTAAACCATAACGAATACGTCCATTTCGATAAGCGTGTAATGCTCATAATTCGGTTTTATTCTCGGGTATAAAAATCTTCTGCAGTCAATCATGTAAGGTCTATTCATATTTTCTTTGAATCCAAACGGATAATATTTTTCCTTGTATTTCAAAAGTTTATCTTTAGCGCTTTGATTATCCGATCCACTTCGAATCATAGATGTTATAATATCAACTAATTTACAAAATGCTGATTCTTCAAATCTCAGATAGGGTTGTGTCGTTGAAGCTATTTGACAAAACTGATTGTATTCTTTTGCGCTAATTGCCTGAACCTTTTTGCCATACGCATCTGTTACTATATCCATAATCATGCTATTTTGATAAGATTACACTTCTTGAAACAACGCCACTCTTCTTTTTCGCAATCCCAGTACACCTGACAGTTATCTGCTGTTTTCTTTGTCCCCTTTATTTCAGGTATTCTGCCACTCATTAAAGTACCAAAAGCCTGACGAAGTGTACCGTCCGTTTTCTTGAAATAGAACTCAACCACTTTCTTGTGAAGCAATGCACGCAACTTAATATTAGTCCATGCTACTTTCAGTGCTTCACTCATTGAATAACCATTCTTGCGTACAAATGACCATGCCATTAGCATAATATCTTTCATCTGACTTCTAAATTTTGTGCTCATACTACTTATATTTTATGTGTTATACTTTGTTCGTTTACTTTGATGATGCAAAAGTAATGTTTAAAACATTACCAAACAAGAAAATAGTAATGTTTTATCTTTATCTTAACATTAATTAGTAATATGAATAACATTACTAATATAAGAATAAGTAATTTTGTAACATTAAAATATATAAATATGGATAATCTTGAAGCATTACTAAAAGAAAAGGGGTTAACAAAAACGGCTTTTTCTGATTTATTAGGTATCAAAAAACAAAATCTTAATGGATTGATGAAAAATCCGACATTGGAAACTATTAAAAAATTCGCATCTGTTTTAGGTGTTGAAACATGGCAACTTTTTATATCACCAAAAGAAATTCAACATACGGGAAATTCTTTAGTTTGTCCTAAATGTGGTACACCTCTTGAGTTAAAAATCAAAGAATAAAAGAAAGAGAGCGTTTCACAACGCCCCCAATCCAAAACACATAAAATATGTAGTATTAGCAGACTTTTAGGTCTGCTTTTTCTTTATCTCCTTGCTTGGCTGGAATACCAATGTATGCCCTTCGAGGCGGCTGGCAATGTCGGCTATAACCAGGCTCTTGCCGCTGTTATGATGAATAAAGAATTGCCCATCACAATATAAATGGTTTCCGTCAATAGTAAAACCATAATAGTTCCCACGCCCTAAATATTTGACTGAAAATCCTGTTACAAGAACGCTTTTCTTTTGTGAACGTGGCTTGCCTTTTCTGATTTGTACTTTTGTTGGTATAGTATCAAGTTCGCCTGTTATGACCATACGATAGTATGTTTCACCATTTACTATTTTTACAGCTTTAGTACCACAGAAAAAGCCAAGGGAACGGCATAAGAATATGACATCATCTGCAAGTTGTTCCGATTTGGTGCAATATTCGTAGGTGTTTTTATTGCTGTCATAGTAAGAGTCTGTGTCAAGCAGTCCTGCAAGAAGCTCCATTCTGTCAGATTTGGAAGCTGTTTTATAATGAATAGGGATGAATTTGAACGCAGATGTCAATCCAGTAAGCCCCAATTCATCTAAAAATATAGTTATAGGGTTAGGATTTGCCCGACTTACTCTAATGTTTGAAAGGCTATAAGTAGAAGCTAAATTATTTGGCTTTGTAGCTTTTCTTACTTTCATATTATATTTTGTAGCGAAAGAATACAGGAAATCTTCCACTTCTTTTCGTTGAGAGGTTATGTCAATTCCATTGATTGAACAACCATCCCCAAGGTATAAGCCAAGAAAATAAGGTTCAATGACCGATTTATCTTCATTACCGAAGTTTACAAAGCTTGGTTTTCTCAATTTATGAAGATGTTTGTAATTCTTGCTTGTATTGATATATTCTTCTACGGAAATTTCATCAATCCTCGGCATACAAGATGGAAAATTCTTACCCTCATTAGTTTTGTATAACGAAAGGATGTGACCGCCATTTACTACGAAAGGTTCTCCTTTTATGGGAGTTATTTCATATAACTTATCCACGCCTCTGTGAATTTCCAACACAGTACGTTTGTTGCCATCATCGCCAACAAGCTCATCCCCGACTTTTATATCTTCGACATTCTTAATTGAACCATCATACATTAGGATTTTAGATCCTTTCGCATGGCATCCTGTCGGTAACACCATGATGGCATTGTTCTTTTTGGCTTTGTTGGAAAAGAAATTCACAGCTGCATCACTGGCCTTCTGTTGGTAATCACGTAAAATATAACTCATAAGCCTTTTTCCTTACTCAGTTTGTCTCCCAAAGCCTTGTAATACTTGGTGATAGTGCGATATTTCACGCACTCTTTGAGAGAATTATTTATAATAATCTTTTGCATATTTCCATTTGTAACCGTAGGCTTGCGCCCTTTTTCCTTTTAATACCTTGCATATCTGTGAGGAATTATAACCTAAAATTCTTTCTACATCTCTTATTGAATCAAATTTTCTCACAAATGAATCATCTGCATTGAGTTGGATTATTGAAAGTGAAAATGGATGATTCTTTCCTGTACCACATCCAGGTATATTCCCCAAAGTTTTAATCGAATGATGAATGTTTTGCTTTTGAGTGCACCATTCAAGGTTACTATATATATTGTTTCTCCGATTCCCATCTTTATGGTTCACGACAGCACCTTTAGTATATCCATCGCAAAAACAAATAGCTACAAGTCTATGCACTTTCAAACATTTCACTTTCCCGTATTTGGATAGATAAACTAGAAAATAACCTCCTCTCAAATCGGGGTTTTGCTTTAAAATCCTTCCGTTTGTTATTCTTGTATAATTACCACATTTTGTAATGTGCGACAAAGAACGAATTCTGCCCATATTAGAAACTTGATATAACCCCTCGAATTGCGGTATATCTTTCCAAACTTCTTCCATAGGATATATGATTTAAGGCGGCCACAAAAGTAACCGCCAAAAGTTTATAAAGAATGAAGAATATTAATCTCAGTTGTTTCGGCAAGGAGGGTTTTCAATGCCTCTTGCATATTCACATAAGAATCGTAGAACTTATCACAAAGGGAATCATAATCTGCATCTTTGTTATCAGATTCAAGCTGTTTGTACTCTTTGTAAAAAGATTGCTCGATTAACCTTAAAGAAATAAGCAAGTTTAGCACATTGCCGTTGATGACAGAATAAGCCGTTTCGTGGCTAGACGTAGATAAGATGTTACTATGCTTCGCATCTACTCTAATCTCGTTGGTTCTTGGCATTGAACGAAATTTGAGTTATTAGAAATAAGAAAGGCTATCGCCTCCCGTTCCGCCAAGAACCGACACCGTTAGTGATAACGAGCATCCAATGGGATTTGATAGCCTTATATCTTTGCAGATTGTACGCTTACAAATGAACATAAAAAATATGCTCATTAATCACTTTATTATGTCGTTGTTCTTGGCGTGAACATTGCAAAGATAGCTCAAATTTCTGAAATACCAAATAATTTCCTTATTTTTCTGTTCTCATTTTTTTGTTCAATGCTTGGTAGTATTTTATCAGTTCTTTAAGTTCAAAGTCATTCCATTTCTTTGTTTGGTTATGTTTCCATTCAAGAATTTGGAATTTCTTCTCACCAATCCGATGTATCAACGCTTCACGTAACTTATGCAAGTGTTCCGCATTGAAACGGTTGTCGTAACGGCATTCTGCCATACAATTATCTTCATCAAACCGTGTGGAGTTGCTTCTTCTGCTGAAATAATGGGAGCAATCGGCTTGTTCAAACGGAAGAATCCTGCCGCAAGTCGGACACTTGAAATATTTGTAGCCAAATGGTTTGCTATCTCTTAATCGTATGTATAAGCTGAATTCCTTGTCGAGCTTCGCCTTTAAATCCGGCTTCTTCTTTACTTTGATACCCGCCTTGTCGAATAATGGCAAAGGCTTTTCTTTCTTCTTTTTGGGTTTTCGTTTTATGTAGTATGGCATATTAAAAGAATTTCAGTTATTAAGTATTTCTTAAATGCTTATTGCAGGACATATGGGATTCGAACCCATATAAATACGTCTATCCGTTCTACCCTTAAACTAATGTCCTCCAGTTGTCTTTCCAACTTGTCTTATCTGCACAGATTGTGGTATCGGCAGGATTCGAACCTGCAATGCTTGGCAATCTTCACGTCTTATGCGTAGAACAGTATGATTCGTTTTACATTGATGCCCTGTTTTCATAACATCTTAACCAAGTCTACTAAGAGTTGTCAGCGTCTACCAATTCCGCCACGATACCAAATGCCCGTCTTTCCGGGCTGCCAGTTATTCGTTAGCTTCATATGGATACACGTCCATAATCGCTGTTTCTTTGATACATATGGCATTGTAATCAGCCATCGTATTTTTCATTCCATCCGTTAGTTTAGCCATCGCATCACGAAGGTCGGCGGCTTGTACAAGTACGTTGGTTTTGGTTTTCTTTTCAATGCCTGTCTTTTCATCGAGGGTGATAAATTCCAGTTTGCAGGCAAACCATTTGTCGGCACTTCCTTCATCCGAGAAAAACAGTTCTGAATAGTTGGCTCTCTTAATGTCCGATACTGTAAACTCTCCACTGATGAAAGGAGTGATTTCTTCAATAATACGCGCTTCGGCTTCGGTGAAGCTGAGTGCATCCACTAAATAAGGCTCTGTAACCTTTTTAATCAATCCGTTTTCCATTGTTTTCTCGTAACGGATTTTGCATTCAAACCAATTGTGCATCATATAAACTCTTTATTACGTTCGATTTCTTGTTGCGCGTAGATGAGCATCTGTTGTTCGTTGGCAGCCGGCAAATAGATACCAGCGACAGATACACTCCAATTACGGAAACGGTCAATACTGAGAGTCATCTCACTTGTCGTCAGCTCTGTCGAGCTTCTCAGGTAGGTCACCTCCTTTCCCTTCTTGTTGACCGTCTTTCTCTCATACAAGTCACGGTTACATGTTCGCTTGTAGAAGTCTATCTTAGCTTCTTCAAGACTGCAACCGTATTCACTACCGAAATACCCTAAAAGCAAATGTAAATAACTATTCTGGGCAAGCGTGCGGTTAGGGTATTTTTTCCTGACCTCTACAACCGCACGCTCTTTGAAGAGTTTGTTTACGTATGCCTTAAACTTGGGTATGTCATATTCATTCTTCAGGTTAAATAAGCTCATATCTTAGAATGGTAAATCATCTTTTGGATTGCCGTTTGCATCCACTTCCAGAGGGAATTGGGGCGGCATGGATGTTTGTTGATTTACAGGTTGCTGCTGTGTTTGCACAGCTGGCTGGACTGCCTGTTGATGTGCCTGCCGCCTTGCTTCAAGCTTATAGCATCTGATTGAAGTCATACGCTTAAGCTTACCATCCTGATTAGTCCATGATCTACCTTGTAAAGCAAAATAAACTGTTACCACATCGCCAATCTGGAACTGATCTAATTCGGCACATTTATCGCCTGTGACCTCTAATGGCAGGATATTCTCATACTCGCTGCGCTCACCTGTATGAGTATCATAGGTGGTTGCATCCAATAAAAACTCACGCTTAAGAAACGGACTGCCGCCATTTTTGGATGGTATCTGGACTGTCTGATCTTTTTCAATCATACGTCCTGTTATCTGGTTACTCATCTTCTGCAAAAATCTTCTTATCAGTTATCAAATCCCTGTTGTCATTCAAAAACCGGATGAACTCCTCACAATGATTTGTAAGAATAGGCATATCACGTTCTGGTACAAATGTATAGCTTTCTGTATAAGTGGATTTGAAGTCTGTTATATTATATTCAAACAGTCTCACGTCATTGCCGTTTTGCATAAGACAATACGGATAAACCATGTGCTGCCAATGGTCTTTGAACTTGCCTACATAGTAACTGCCTGTCGTCTTTATGTCATGGACAGACATAGGCATCAGTTCATCTATATATCCATATAGAAGGACATTGCCAAAACACGTAGGTAAAACAGCCTCTACACGCTGCTGTGTCAGCGCACCCTTGTAGTAATTTGCAAACTCACGACAAAGAGACAACGGAAAGACAAACTGACGATTGTTGTATGTGGCACTCAGACCTACTGTAGTGCCGTCGTCAGACAGTATCTTCTCAACCTTCACCTTGTCTGACTTTCTATTCTCAATCAGGCAGTCAACGACCTCATTAAATGCCGTGCCTTTATCAGCTGCCTCACTGTCGAAGGGCACACGGTTTATTGTATCTATCAGATGCTGAAACTGCAGGTCTTTAAATTCATCGGGAGTATGTGGGGGATTCTCACTGAATCCCCAATACTTACCCCATATCACATCACTTTTCAGATAGCTGGTAAAGGCATCCAAAAGTGTTGCGTAGAATTTGAATTTAGGCTGCTTTGTCTGCATAGGTCTTAGTCTTTTTGTCAAATATCAAGCCGAGGGCTTTTACTTTAGCCGAGAACAGACTTCTCGCCATAGCAAGTGAGCTGCCGACATGTTCAAATTCATTAATTCTTGAAGCGAAGTCGTTTGCTGACTGTGCATCAGTTATCATTTCTATATTATCTTTTATCTCTTCCATTACTTTGTCGTAGCGTGAACGCTCTTCTTTTTTAATCTGAAGCATATTCAGGTACGGCTGAATTACCTTTGTCGTAATAAAGTCATTTTTAGCTGTCGGATTGCCGTTCTTGTCAAGAATATTCGGCACAAACATAATGCCTGGCAGGTTGCAGGTATTCTTACCATCGTTTCTTGATGTCGGATCAAAAGTAATTGTACGCTTCTGCACACCGTTCTCGTTTTTCATTTCGAGATAACCAAGCAAGTCAAGCTCTGTTACAATAGAGTTATACGATTTTTCACGCAGGGCCGGGATAAACACTGTGTCGTCACCGTCCTTGCGGGTATCTCTGTGAGCCACAAATACCACGTTCTTATTGAGCGATGAAAGAGTACGCGTCATCCATGAAAATTCAGCGTTTATACCGCCCCAGTCTCTTATCTGCGGCTGTCTGGTTCCACACTTGTAAGTGATGATGAAGTCCATCATCTTGCCTATAGTGTCGACTACTATTGTCTGGTACGCCGAAAGGTTTTCTTGTAAGACCTGCTGCACATCCTGCCATGAACTTACCTGTACGATGTCTATACCTTCAAGGTGAGCCATGTTTACACGCTTCACACCATTATCAAAATCGAGCAACAGCGGTTTCGGTGCGCTCAATGCTACAGTTGTATTGTGTGTTACAATATAATTATCGGTTACATACAATTCATCATCATTAGACACTTTAATACAAACGCACTCATAATCATCAATTCGGGTTGCATCAATGATATATCTTGAAACTTTTGTGTCGTTCCATTCAACAGCTTTTCTTCTCAAAGAAAATGGGCATATTTTAATTTTTATGCTTACTCTGTACTCGTCACTTTTGTCCTCTCTCTCATAAACATGAACATTGGCAATTCCTCCAAGAGAGTTTACAAGCTCTACTATATCGTAGGCCAACATTTTACTGCTGGTTGAGAAATAAATCCTATTCTTGTATGCAAAACCATCGGTATCCATCAAACCACGCAATAAAGAAAGGCGTTGGTCTTTACTTCCATATTTATAAATATCAGGGATAAATTTATCACCTGACTTTACGTTTAACCCCAAGCGCTTTAAACGCTGAATATATCCTTCTCCATCTCCTTTGAGAACAATGCTATATTGTGGACAATCCGGAGCATCATTCTTTTTTAACTCATATTCGCATGGCAATATATCCTTTATCGTTTCTGCAATTTGGTTGTCTATATCAGGATTTGAAAATAATGCAACGCTTCCAGTCAAAGAACCATCACCTATAAGAACTCCAAGAATGTAAGGACTGACTTCATATTCCCGTTCTGGAAATTCCATTGCATCCGCCACAGGAATTTCAAATCGTGGCATCGCCTTTCTTCCGGTACGCTCCTCTCTTGGTGTCTGTTTACAGACAATTCCTTTTGATAACATCTCTTTTAAAGTCAGATTTTTAAAACCGGCTTTTCTACTGTTACCAGAACTTGCACGAACATTCCAAATATGTTCTTCATCACAATAGGTAACAGCCCCATCATTTGTTGTTACTTTATAAACAGGTCGAACACCTTGCGGATATACACCGATAACTTCTTGGATTTTTCCATCCTTGCCCATAACCTTATCGCCAATTGAAATATCAGCAAGTTTCTTATACCCATGAGGGGTTAATACTTGACAATACAAAGGCTGGGCTTTTCCCATACCAGCCTGGCCATAAATCATCATCTTAACTGTAGATGGGATGACCAGTTCATTAGATTTCTTAATAAGTGACATAATTCAAAAATTTAAATTGTTAATAATATTTCTTCTGTTTCTTTCTCTATTCTGGTTCTGTCTACATCAGGCATCTTGCATTTGTCGTCAGGAGTGCATAATTCAATATCAATAATCCTGCAATCTGAATTTGTAGGGATAAATGCGCCCGTCCCATTATAGTAATCGTCTTCCATATATCCTTCAACGGTTACATCAACGGTTAATATTAGCGTCTCGTCTTTCTTGTCAACAGACACAGACGATATACCGGCATTTGCGCAATCGGCACATTTGCGTGCCAATTCAGCGTAGTCACGTTCGTAAAGTTTCATAGTAATATTTTATACCAGATTTTATAAATATCCTTGTAGCAAGTACAAGCAAGCCATAAAAAAGCTACTGCAAAGGCAGTGGCGTCACCTGTATGACAGGCATAAATAAATGCTATAATGTTTATAGCTAAAACCATCTTTTTCATATATCGATTATTTTTGATTATTCAACAGAATCCTGCCACGTCATCACGACGTAGCAGGCAAAGAAAAATATTCAGTTCTCAAGCAATCCTCAATAACTGACTGTTATGTATTTCATCTTGTCGTAGCCGATGAGAGGACTCGAACCTCTAACCTCGCGGACCATTCCGCGGCTCTATCCTTTTGAGCTACCCGGCTAACTGCTCGCAGTCCTCATTATTAAACACAGCAAGCAGATATAAATTAGGATGCATCAGCCAAAATGGTCGCCCACGCCATGCCCTTTATAACCTTTGTCTTATCGACCGGACTAATTTCGTAGCATATAGCATCACTCAGTATTCAGTTCAACAGAAGTACTAATATAGTACACATAAGCAGTTCGTTGCCCTATGCGATACCTATGTGTTCAGTCGCACCTGCTTATGATTTATGGCCTTTTGCGATTTGTATTCAATATATAGCCCTACTCGCGTCCTCGCTGCCGTGTCATAGATTGTCAGTCTCAACGGCAGCTTCGCTTTCGTCATTTGTCCCAATATGTCAAAGAACTTTTAAGCTATAGAGTTTTTCACTTTTCGTTCTTCACTCTTCACTTAATTGTGGTGCCGCCGCTCTCGCTGCGTGATGCGAGCCTTCAGCTCTCCCGGCACCTGACAGAATTATTCGTAAGTGTTTAGTGCTTTCATCAAGCCCAATGTTGCCATTGCTTGTTTTATCTCTTTTTTCGAATAATAGAGTGGCGAGTTAATCGCCGTACCATACCGTTTTGCCTTTATGGTGCCCTTGTCGACAAGAACCTTAAATGTCCTGTAGTCGATAAGCATCATCTTTAGCCATTTCTTGACATCTTTCTGCCTCAGTCTGTCCTGAGACGGCTCATAAGCCCTTACAGCTTCCATGAAACCGACCTGTATAAACCTCTGCAATGTGTCATTAAGTTCATTAAATTCAATTGTGACTTTCATAGGCCTTTCAATTACATATTGAAATCAAATTTGCTTTTTTGAAGCATCGCCACTCTTGTTTCTCTGTGTCAAAGTAGACCTGAACAGTATCATTCTTCTTTCTGTTGTTGCCACCGGTTGCGGGGATCAGATTTTCTTTAAGAGTGCCGTATGCTTCACGTATAGAACCGTCAACTTTCTGAAAGTAGAACTTAACGATTCTCTGTTTCATTGCAGCTCTCAGTTTTATGTTAGCCCAAGCTGCCTTCAATGCCTCACTCATTGTAAAACCATTTCTTTTTACGAACTGCCATGCGAGGCTCATAATATCGTGTAATACATTTCTTTTCATAATCGTGCTTTTTGATTAATTCTTAATAATCTAAATCTCACTTACATAGCCCTTTTCATAAGCTGTCTTGCGTATGCGTTCAGCAAGGTCTGTGTCTGTTATGTATGCCAAAGCCAACATCACTGTGTTAGGTGCACACTGACAGTCAGCTATCAGCTTCTTCATGCACCCTCTGCGTAGTTTTATTTTTTCTTTCTGTGCCATTGTATTTATTATTTTATTTATGTATATTTGCAAATAAATATCAGTGTTTCTTTAATTCTGATGCAAAGATAGTCTTATTTTTAGGACTATAAAAATATATAGTCCAAAATTTGGGACTATATATTTGTTTTTAACAATTAAATCAGTTTTAGTTGACAATTATAAAGTATGAGTAAATATTCAAAGATAGCTATATGGATGAGCGGCATTGCGCTTCTTTTGTGTGTAGTGGCTATACTAATTACATTGCATAACAACATAACAGGCGATGTTTCTATCAAAGAGATTATGGAAATCAGTATTGCTACCACCTCTATCGGTGTGACTGTCCTTTTAGGAGTTCAGATATACACTATTATATCCATAGACAAAAAAATTAAAGAGAGTATAGAAGAGGCACATGCAATGTACAAGTCGGAAAATGAAATTTTAGCCATGAGAATGAAAACTCTTTCCATAGCTATCCAAAAGTTTACAACAGGAAATATCTACATAACAAGGGAAGAGTACAATGAGGCACTTTGTGTGTTTTGTCTGTCCGCGATAGAAGCAAACAAGTTGGGTGAGGAAGACCTTGTTTCATTGAGCCTTGAACAGGCAATAAGCCTATTCAATCATTGTAAATACTTTCATTTAAGCGATATAGGCAGGAAGTACATGAATGAAATCAAGGAGGAAATGGTGAAAATCCCCGATAGGAAAGCCATTGAAATATACAACTTCCTGTCAGGGATTGAATGTTCTGGGCGGCATACCGTCAATTCATAGGTTCTTGGGAGTTTTGAGGATGCTTAGGAGGCTTAGGCTTAATGCACAAAAGCTTTAGATCATCATAAGATAACATAGAAGACTTAGATTCTTTGGTATCTTTAAATTTCTCAGAATCCTTAGAATCCTTAGAATATATATCCAGACCAAGCAAAGCAAGTAATACTTTTGTCCAAACAAGTATCGCTGCCACGCACATGAGTACAAATAGAAGTAATAGCAGAACTTGAATCATAACAATAACCATATTAAAACACCCACAATAGGTACGAGCTATATAGGTGTATATATTATAACCTCTTTTGAGGAATGTTTAACCAATTTGTTTCTGTGACATCTCGTACTTGTTACAGATGCAAAGATAGTCTTATTTTTAGGACTATAAAAGAAGTTTATAAAAAAATGAATGATTTAACAAAAAGATTTGTAGAAACATACAAAGCCTTAGGTCTTACAGGTTATCAGATGGGTAAGGTAAGCAACGTCATAACAAAGCAAAAAATTTCTAATATAGAAAAAGGGATTACAGATGTTAGCACGGAAATTTTACAGGACTTTATAATTCACTACGGAGATAAAATCAATGTAAATTATATTATTAAAGGCGAACAACCTATATTGGCAGATAAACAAGAAAGCGAAAATAAACCTAGTATCAGCTACGCTTCAGGCGTGCCTTATTATAATGTCGATTTTATAGGAGGGTTTGATATTGTCTTAAATGACCAAACGATCAATCCTGAATATCTGATAGACTTTCAAAAGTATAATGAGGCGACATGCTGGTGTAACGTATCTGGACACTCGATGGAGCCGGAGATAAACAATGGAGATATCATCGCTCTAAAAAAGATTGAAGACTTCTCATTCCTCCCACTCGGCGAGGTCTATGCCATAGTAACAACTAATGGGATGCGCACAATCAAGCGCCTGGGTCCCTCACAGAACCCGGAGTGCTATACTCTCGTACCGACAAATAAATCACCCGAATACGGCATACAGGAACTTCCCAAAGATATGATAGAGCATATTTTCCAGGTTCTTGGATGTATGAAAAAGCTGTAATTTAGAAAAGGAGACAAACTATGAAAATTAAATGCTTACTATTATTACTTTCTACAACATTAATATTTGCTTGCGGGAACAGCAAACCTTCAGCAGAACAAAAAGATAAAGCCGAAAGATATATCCAACGCCTTGTGGACGCAAAAATTAATATACATGACGGGGAACTTACTGATGCAAACTTTCTCATACTTGCCGTAGATGCTTATCCTGGAGCTAACTTTGACAAATATGCAGAAACCTACCTTGAAGATGCCTTACAGGCAGGACTTGACATAAAAGGAGTATATATTGTAGATGTAAAGGACTGTCAAATTGGTGACGGATGGGTAACAGGTAAACGCATAGGAAAAGCTTACAAATAATAGTATATTTCAAATATGTTTTAGCAATGTTTTAGCAAGATACAGCAAAACGCCCATAAATAAAGGAATGACGCTTAGATTCCGGTTCTGAAGGTCTTGGGTTTGAATCCCAACGGGATCACACAGAAAAAACAAGCGGATTTCCTTTAGTAAAAAAGGCTTTCCGCTTATTTTTTTTAATTAGACATTTGACTTTAACTCCTTTAACTACTCTAACTCCTTTAACTACTATGTCATAGGAAACAACAAGGCTAATGTTCTGTCGGATATGTTATCCGACAGCATTAAATATTAGGATCTGTGATCCGAAATTCCGAAATTCTTACCTAATAATCTAAAATAGGAAGTAAGCGGATTGAAAATCCTTATACTCTATTCCGGCAGATTGCAAATCTGCCGGCACATTAGTCTTGTGGATACAAGTTAAGTGAAAAGTGAAAAATCCAAATGCCAAATAAGTAGATTATAACGTTAGGAAACAACAAGACTAATGTCCTGTCGGATATGTTATCCGACAGCATTAAATATCAGGATCTGTGATCCGAAATTCCTGTACCCACAAGGCCAATGTTCTGTCGGATATGCACGTGTTGTTGAGCGCAGCGAAAAATTCGACAGCATTAAATATAAGAACCAACGGTCAGCGAAGCTAATTTGTGATCCGAAAATTATTACAAAAATTTAAAATAGGAAGCAAGCGGATTGAAAATCCTTATATTATATTCCGGCAGATTGCAAATCTGCCGGCACATTAGTCTTGTTGGTACAAGTTAAGTGAAAAGTGGAAAGTGAAAAATCCAAATGCAAGTAAATAGATAATACCCACAAGACATTTGACTTTAACTACTTTAACTACCCAAAAAGTCATTTGTCTTTTTTCGCTATGCTCAAGGAACTTCTCCTTAACTCCATAACTCCTTAAC